GCCACCGCCACCTACAATAGTAGCTCGTAAGGTACCAATACCTGCGGGTATAGTAAGTGTACCGCCTTGACCAAAATAATAACTGGTAACAGTACCACCGGCCTCATTTAAGTTAATAGCATTAGCACTAATAGTACCTTTAAAGTCGCCAGTAGCACCCGTTATATTACCTTTAAAAGTTCCGCTATCAGCAAACACCGTACCTCTAGTAATTACGTTTTGAAACTCTGCGTTACCGGTATTTCTGGAAATTTTCCAGCCAGCTTGTCCTGCAACATAGTTATCTGATTGTATACTTGAACCTAATTTAACAGAAGTTATGGAACCGTCGTCCATAAATCGTTCTATATTTAGGTAATTTAATTTTTGATCTAGTATAGGTTGCCAAGGATCCCACTGCGCATGAGTACCGGCTGTACTCATTCGCTTCCACAAGGCTTCTTGTGTGGCAAAAGTTTGTACCACTGCACCACCAGTATGGTCAGAATATCCCTTATAAGTGGTTAAAGTACCAAATAGAGCACTACCAACAACACCAATAGCACTACGAGACTTAAACTCCACTGTTTGGCCAACTGGATACCAACTTGGCAATTCATTCGTATTTCTGGTATCCGTTGCTGTTAGAGTGGTAATTTGACCGCCGCCGGCCCCTTGTAAAACTCCAGTAGAGCTAAGTGTAATTTTATCATTAGCTACTTTAGTTCCGCTGGAACCACTGGCAATGCCTTGTATAGCACCTGTACCGTCAACAGTAATTTGAGTATTTTGAATAGCTTCGCTACCAGTTAAGCTAGCTAAATTTGCAGGCTTACTACTAGTTTTAGTCCAATTTGCACCAGGTAATGTGTCAAGTACACTAGCACTATATTGATTGGTACCAGTACCTGCAGCTAGAACAGTAGTGTCAAAACTAATCTGCCAGCCAGCATCCCATAAACTTTTTGAAGTACTAGAGTATCCGGCAAAAAAGTCTTTTATTCGTACTTGTGGATAGTTCCAAGCTTCTTCATGACTACTACCTATCCAAATAGCACATTTTGTTCCATCGTGTCCAAAATAAACCGGATATTCAACTGTGCTTAAACTACCATTTACTCTAGCAGTTACATTATACCAACGAGTACTTGGAGCATAATTATAGCCGCCTATTTCAATAGTACACATATAACCTGTACTATATTCATAGATTTCTACAATAAAACGCATCATGGTATTAGTCCATGACTGTGGTAAGCGTATTTTTAAATAACCGGCTACTAAATCTGTTTGAGTAGTGTATACTGCTCCGCCTGGCCTGCTGATAATATTATCCGTATTATTGGCTACACTAGTGCCGGTGCCGGTGCCTATACCACCAATAGCGCCGGAAGCAGCATCAACTGTAATCTGATTATTAGCAACGGTAGTATTTGCTCCAGTGCCAATGCCTGTGATTTGACCGCTGCCGTTAACAGTAATAGCTGTATTATCAACTGTAGTACCTGCACCAGTACCAATACCTTGAATAGCTCCACTGCTGATAGTAATAGCTGTATTGGCTACTTTAGTTCCACTGGAACCACTGGCAATGCCTTGTATAGCACCTGTACCGTCAACAGTAATTTGAGTATTAGCAACTGTGGTATTAACGCCAGTGCCAATACCAGTTATTTGCCCACTAGCATTAACTTCAATACGACTATTGCGTTGAGCATCTAAGTCTCCTGCATAGCCTAAACCACCAATTGTAACTGCTCCTGAACCTGCTCCGGTTAAGGTACCGTTGGCATTAATAGAGATATTGGTATTATAAATGCCAGCAGGCTGATTTGTAATTTGACTCCAATTGTTTGAGGACATTGGACCAAATTTAATCTTAGATATTGATGCATTGGTGGAGTAAATAGAAGAATCTAAGTATAAAGCGGAAGAGATTGCTGCTGCAACAGTTCTTTTTAATGTTCCATTTTGATAGTATCTAATGTTAGATCCATCATATGTAACTGATAAAATATCTCCAGCTGCATAAGTACCCTGATTTCCTCTGTCTGTACCGCTTTCATATATTCTAAGACTTCCATCCCCTACACAATACCATGCATAATCAATTGAAGTATAACTAGCATCAGCAGTTGGATCAGTATTTAAACCAGCCATTAACCAAGAAGAATTTTGGTTAGGGCTAAAAGACATAAATGCGCCAAGGGTGTAACTTTCCTTGGAATATGCTTGGGAATCCCAAGTGTTATTAGTACCGCCTGTTTTTTTAACTGTATTACCAATAACTGTAGTATTAGTAGTACCAAAAGTTAGCGTATCTAAAAACGAGTTATTAACAACTACATCAGCAGTACCCGTTCCTTGCAAAATACCGTTTGAATCAACAGTAATAGCTGTATTGGCTACTTTAGTTCCACTGGAACCACTGGCAATGCCTTGTATAGCACCTGTACCATCAACAGTAATCTGAGTATTTTGAATAGCTTCGCTTCCAGATAGCGCAGAAAGATTACTGGGCCTTCTGGCAGTCTTAGACCAGTCCGCTCCTGGTTTAGTATCTAGAATTGTTCGGCTTACATTTTCGAATGCCGTAACAAATGATACTACCCAATTGCTAGCCCAAGTATCCCGAACTTGAGAAGCATATCCAATAGTAACATCACGAACTCTAATTTGTGGATGTGCCCAAGTTTCTGTTGTATCTCCAATATACACACAGAAAAATCCTTCACTGTCTATACCAAATCTTACAGGATACTCAACATTAGAAGCACCTATTACAAATGCACTTGTATTATACCAAGTTCCATCTGTCCAATTATGGCCACTTATTTGTAAAGTGCAAGAAAATCCTGCGGCATACTCATATATATCTACATAAAAAAGCGGCATTGCAAAATTTGCAGTACCTACTGGTAAGCGTATTTTAATAGCACCAAGTACACTTGCAGGATTATTAAGACTGGTACCTCCTGCAGGATCTCTTATTAAAGTATTGGTATTATTAGCCACACTAGTACCCGTGCCGGTGCCTATACCACCAATAGCACCAGAAGCTGCATCAACTGTAATCTGATTATTAGCAACTGTGGTATTAGCTCCAGGGCCAATGCCTGTGATTTGACCACTGCTGTTAACTTCAATAGTGCTATTTTTTAGTGTTGTAGCAGCTACTGCATCAGTTATTGCACCAGGATTTAAATAATCAGTTACAGTTGCACTATTTATTTTATTTCTTGCACTGGGTGCTGCAGTGGCAAGTAGTTGTGCAATACTTTGTTCAGTTCCATCAATTAGCTCAACTCGCGGATCAAAAAAGTCCTGAATACAGCCAGCAGCAGTTGTATAGAATTGATAAGCTCTATGAATGGTACTTGATATACTAGCACTATCCCACTTAAAATCACTTCCGTTTCTTATTACCGCACCAGTTTGACCATTATACAGTGCACTAGAAGTGCTTATCGTGCCAGTGTACCCGTGCGGCCAAACATATCCTACTGCTAAACACCAAACATTTTCTGGTAGTTCAGAACGTCCAGCTGCTAAAAAATAAGGATTATCATTTGTAGTACTATTTGATAGATTTTTAACTGTGTTTCCACCAACACCTAAATAATAGCTTCCGCTAGTATTGGCACTGCTTCTACGAATCCAAACTAAAAATCTATAGCTTTTTGTAGGATCTACAGTAAAGCTGCTTGTATTCCAGCCGCCTTCAGGATTTTCAGTAATCGCAGTACCACTAACAGCTCTCCAAATAGTGCCCACTGTTCCATCAGGTACAGTGTCCAACTCTATAGTGTTAGATCCTGTAGCACTAGGGGTATTTTGGTTAAAACCGGTTTGAGAACCTGTACTGTTCCAAATCCATTTTGCCGGATTTAATAGATTCTTGTTTAATCGAGTAATTGTGCCGCCAGCACCACTTAATTCACCAGTAGTAGTAATTGTAATAGAATCATTTTTAAGAGCTGCTGAAGCATTTGCAGCCCCTAAAGGGACTCCGGCACTAAATATTACATTACCGGCCGCATCTTTTACAGTTAAATTTCTTGTATCAAGCTTATCAGCATCTATTGTATTCGCAGCAAGTTTATTACCAGTTATGGTACCTGTTACAATTAAGTTACCATCAATAATTTGAGTAATAGTTATCCAAGCAGAACCATCCCACGCTCTTGTTTCACTAAAATTTTGTGATACATTATATTGCGTAACTCTGTCATTTAAAACTGGAGTACCGTATGCAGGTATATTTGTAAAATAATCATTTGCTGCCTGATTACTCCAAGCAGTTCCAGTAATTGAAATAGCGGTTGCAATACTACCACGAGCACCAGCTGAGCCAGGTAATCCAGGTTTAATTTTTGCAATATAGAAGCTAATAGTTCTATTAACTTCTCCTGTTTTTGTAGCAGTAATTATAATTTCTGCTACATCAGAAGTTAAGCTAGTAACTTTTATATATCCCCTGGTACCTATCCTATTTGTAGTACCTGTAGGCTGATAACTTGATGCACTAGCAGCTACTTCTAGCTGAACCCCATCAATAATAGCTTCACTATCTACAGCAGGAGTTCCTGTTAAACCAATCATTGGTGAACAGTATGAGTTTGTTGTGGCTGTAAAAGTTAAAGTTACTCGTTGATATCCACCAGTAGCTACTACTGAAGTTGAAGTACCTTGATCTACCTCGGCACCTGCTGTAGCGGCATTAAAGCCTTTATAGCCTAAAAATATACTTCTACCTGCTGTTGCTTTTACATAGGCAGACAGAGTATACTGAACTCCAATAGCCATTTGAGGTCTATTTTCTGCTAAAAATACCCTGGGTGTTGCCGTCACACCGTCTGCTACAATTTTTTGAGCTTTAGTTCCGTGAAAACTATCGGTAGCTATACTCATGGATTTTACATTAGCATAGTTATTCCAATAATCGGCCTTTCCATCTGCATTAGTATCAACTTCAAAGCTACTATGCGGAATTAAATTACTACCACCAAGGCAACCTTCTAATTCACCTACCCCGGTTCTATCAGAAGTATCATCACTATCGCGATAACCAAGAGTTCCAGTAATACTACTTACATAAAAATTCCAGTTATTATTATCTAGTTGTGTACCATAATATACATTTGCTTGGGTATTAGCGTTTGTATAGTCGGATACAGTTCCACTACTATTGGCCTGAAGCGAAACAAAATCTTTTGTTAAATCAATTACATAACTAGATTTACCCTGTTTTTGTTTGGTTACTGGGCATCTAATAGTTATTGTTGTAGGAATTTTTGTAGCAGTAATATCTACATAACTAGTATCTTGTGTTGCACCAGTTACAGTAACTACTCCAGTACTGGAATTTACTGTAGAAGTTATTCCTGTGCCATTTGCTACTGAGAAGGTAAATCCTGTCTGAAGTACTGCCCCTAAATATACACTAGCCGTAGTAGTATAAGTGCCGGTAAAATTACCGCTTTCATCAGTGGCTATATTAATATTAAATGGAGATAGTAATATACTTAATCCATCATTTGTATCTGTAATTGTTAACTGGCCTGTTCCAATTAAGGGCATGTAGTACTCCTTAGGGTCTATTGGCTTCTACAAGAATATTGCCTTTTATATCAATATCTTGAGCATATACTATAATTTGACTAGTGGCAACACTAGTACCTGTACTAGATTTTGTTCCTGATGCAGTTACTGTATATATTTTTCCATTTACAAATTGATTTGTAGTTGGAGCTGCATACATTGAAAAAGTTAACCAAGTATTAGTTGACGGGGTTCTAATAGTAATTACATTAGCTGAATTTGACAATACTTCATATATGTAGGCATCTCCTGCAGCAGTTACACATTTTATAAGATCTCCGGCTGTAAAAGTATTAGCCGTGCCATCATATGTAATTGTAGCACTAGTACCAGTTGTATGTGCAGTAATATTTGCTCCAGTACCATTACCGATTGTACCAGTTTTATTTACATCAATAAACCCGGACCTATTGCCATTTTTGTCGTAAATATACCATGTAAAAGTATACCCAGTTAAAGTAGTTACTTCTGCAGATCCACTATATACTTTAGGAGTTAAGGTTGCATTACCTTGACCATTAACCATTTTATCCCCAGTAGATGATATAACTTTAACATCGTACGGGTCACTAATATCGTATACAGTAAAATATGCTGTATATGTTTTACTATCATTATCTGTAATTTCTACTTTAAATACTTCTAAGTCAGTTACAGCAGTTTCACTAATAACTAAAGTGTTAAAAGCATTGCCGGAAGCTGTAGTAGGTATATTTTGATTTAAATCAGAGGTAATTCCGGTTGGCGCTACACCAGTCGTAGTTTTTAATCCAAACTTACCTTGATTTGCACCGCCAGCTTGATATGCTGCTCCATTTATATAATCTGCAGCATTATTTTCATACCATTTATAACTTAAATTCGTAGTATCAATACCACCAGATCTAACTAAATCTGCGGCAATAGCAATAACGTTTTTTGTCTGTCCTGTAGCTTCTTCAAAAGCAGTTTGGCCACGAAGCGTAATAAAAACCGCATTTGTACCAGTTTTAACAGTATTTAAACTGATTTGCGCGACAATATGAGTAGAAAGACTGGTTGCGCTATCTACATAGTCAGCTTCAAAATATATTGTAAAAATACCAACACTATCTTTAAGGTTGGCACCAATTGCCATAGTGGAAGCGGTAGTACTTCCATCCACAGCGTGAGTAATTGTAAATGGAGTACTTACTGCAACGTCACTATTATTTACAAAGCTAGTAGAAGTACTAGCACTAGTAAGCCCTGTTCCGCCAGGAGTAAGAGTAAATTTTTTATTTATTAGTCTAGCCCATGACTGATTAGCAGTTAATCCACCAACTGAAATCTGAGGCGTTAATGTATTAGCACTAGTACTCCAGCTGGGAGTGTATGAAACGGTAGACTCATCTTTGGTATATACTTGCTGTATACCATTATTTGAAGATATAGCAGCTGTAATATTACGTGCATCATTTTGGTCAATAATAGTAATTTGACCTGTTGAAACGATAGGCATAATGTTTCCTTATTCTAAAATATCGCAGTGGAATGTTGCCCGCTGTGTAACATCCTGTATACTAACTGTAACTTGCTTGTATCCACTAGAATATAGTTGGTTCCAAGCTACATCGTCATTTGGAGAATAGTAAGAAACTCGCCTCCATTTAAATTTTGTTTCTGAAATAGCATTGGTTACTTCTACACCATTTCTAAAAACATGAGCAATTAGTGTTGTAACTATGCCTTGCCCAGGTCTAAAATATACTCCATTACTACTCTCAATTTCAACGTCATAAGCCACACCCTCTTCCAGAACAGGTATTGTTTCAATATCTACTAGAGTGGTCGTACTTCCTGCCAAATATAGTCTAGTTCTTACAAAGTTAATAGAAGTAGGTATATTACTATATGTTGCTATATTTTCGTCATTTGAAGAAGTATAAACTGTAGTATAATTTACTCCATCTATACTTGTTTCAAAGGTAAATCTTCCATAGTAAAGTACAGGCAAAGACGATCCAATTTGTTGATATGCTTGAGCAGTCAAACTATTAGGAATTATTGTGCCTTCTGTATTTCTAACAATAGTACTTGTACTATTGTTAATCCAATAAGTAGACGGTGAAGTACCAACACCACCGTCTCTAATTTTTGTAATAAATACTGTGTCGGTATACGTAGTACCACTGTCAGTAACGGTTGCTCTTACAGATAAACTATCAGAAGTAGCATTTGCGTAAGTTAATTGGCAAGTAGTAGATGTTATATTAGTTAAGGTACCACTACCAGTTACTATTGAAAAAGTAACTGTTCCGGTTATTCCAACTAAAACTGAAGTAAAAGTAATAGTTTGTGGAGTTACGGTGCCATCAACTGCTATTTTAAAGAATAAATTATCTGCAGTTAATTCTATTCTTTTAATGCCAGGAACTAATATATTGTCCGGAAGCGAGATATTCCCAGTTCTAGCTACTATGGCCTGTAAAGCAGTATCAGAAGCATTTATATATGTAGGCATTATACAAAAACTCCTATATTTACTCTACCACGTAACCAATCTCTGTCTATCTTAACTATAGTACCAATTTTACCGTTTGATAATCCAAATCTACTATTAGTAATTTTCATAATATCGCCAAGCTCACATAATAACATATGCGGATAGTAATTTGCACTATATATAAATCTTGGAGTACTATAAATATTTAGTAGCCTAGTAGCCTCATCTTCAGCCTTAGCTGTAGTTAGCAACAAGGTTTCTTTTAGTACTGGTTCTGCACTTTGAGCATATCTTGTAAGTACAGTAGTATTTTTACTGTAAACTATATTATAGTCTTTTGAAAAAACGCTAACTACGCCGGGCAATAATCCACTTGCTAAACCACTGGTTTGTACAGTCCAATTTTTGCTGTAGCCTAGTTTAATGGCGCCTTGAACAGGTACTTTTTGCGATATAGTTAAACTTCGTTCTTCCATATCTTGTGGACCTACAGAGTAGGTTTGCGAGCCTTCTTGTAAGTCAACTTTTAATTGTACTAATTTAAACTTACCATCAATTCCAGTAGTTAAATACCCACCAACACTACTAGCCAATCTTTGACAAACATCTAAAACATTTTCTCTATTTTGTAAATATACTCCAACATCAGCTTGAGAACTTGCAGTGCTATCAAAGTTATTAAAATTAGTAGTGTCAATATCTACAGCATTAACTGTTTTTCCGTAGTTTTGTAAAAGATTATTTATTATAGAGCCAATTTTTGCACTAAAATTAATACCATCAGGTTTTGCCCCTCTGACACTGGCGGTTATGGTACCGAATGGAGTTGCTAATAAATTAAATGTACCTTGTGGTACTCCACTTATGGTAGCGGTTTCAAACGCAACAACAGCACCATTATCTCTGACTTCTATAATTTCATCTATTGTACCGTTATGTACTTGATATGTTAAAGTACTGCTGTTTAAAACCACAGGAGTTACATTAAAACATTCACCGAAACACAAAGGATTTAATTGATCCTTAGTAGTACCTGTACCACCTATAAGTGTTTCGGTAACTGCTACATTTAATTGTTGTAATTTATCTACTAGTATAATATTTATACTATTTCGATTTTTTGAATCAATATCTGCTACAAATCCGCTAAATATTTGATAAAAATCTGCTTTTGGCCAACTAGCGTCGCCTATATAAACTTTTACAGGCTTATTTACCCATATCCACGTCAGTAAACTATCTCGAGAACCATCAGTATTATCTAGTTGTATATCCCCAAAACCTAGACTTGCACGCCCGTCCAAGTCTAGAGTTTCGGAAAAAGTTACACCACCATTAATACAGGCTTGATATAAGATATTTGCAGGAGTATCCGTACTAGTCGTACCATAGGGTTTATTAGAAAAATACTGATTTCCAATAGATGTGCCAGTAGAGTCTAATACTCCTTCTATTTCAACAAGCACTACCCTACGGGTAGTGCTTGTTACTAACCAATCAATTAATTGTTGTTTAGTTGTCATACAACTTTAGTCCTATTTACTAACCTGGTTTGGTAAGCTGTGCTTTCTGAGCCATCGGATACAGCAGCTACTACAGCTTCAGTATTGCGATCAGTTGCTTGCGCATTCATGACTGCACCGTTAGCAACTACCTGTGTTAGCTCGGCTACCTGCTGGTTCAACTTAGCTAATTGCTCACCAAAATTACCACCCATAGTTACGCCAAGATTGCCTCCAGGCATACGCTGCAACGGCATAATTGCTTCGGGTCCGGCTTCGCCCATAACGCCTAGTCCGCCAACATGCTGGAATGGTGTAATTGAATTGACTACACCACCTTTAGCATAGCGTTGTACGCCACGATCAAATGCAGCTCCCATTGCAGCACCACCAATAAATCCAGGATCATAATACCCTGAAAAATCATATGATGCGGCTGCGGCTGCAGCACGATCAGCCTCTGCTTGACGCAATGCAGCTAACTCACGCTCTGCTGCGGCTGCTCTTTCATTGGCTAAATCAATTCTGGCTTGTGCCCTTGCCTCAATGTCCGCAGCAACAGTTCCGCTAATTACATTTACGGTACCGGTACTTGCTGAGCTAATGACTTGTTTAGCTTGTTCAGCAGCATATTTTTCCAAAGCAGTTGTTAATGCTGTCCCAAAACCAACAAGTGAAACAGGTACTTTTTCGGTTTCCAGCTTAAGCTCTACCAATGCACCAACGACATTTTTAATCTCAGTTAGAGTTTGGTTGGCAATATCAACTTGTTGCTCTGCAAAGCTGGCAGCGTTATCAACACTGCTGGATACCAAGTCAAAATCACTAATATATTCAGCGCTGCTGGCAAACATCTTTTGCGAAGCCTGCAGGAAGCTGCTACCTGCAGCACTCAGCTTAGCCATTGCAACAACATCACCGCCCAAGGCACGCTGTTGTGTGGTTAGGAATTCGCGTTTGAGTTCTTCGTACTGCTGTTGTGGTGTAAGAGGACTTAAGCTGCCGGTTTTAAGGGAACTTTGATACTCACGCAGTGATTTTGCCAAGCCTTGAAATTCATCACGAGTACTTTTCAATTCACTGATACGTTCATCAGCCACGGACTTCAGTTCGCTTTTTACACTATCAAAAGCTTTTTCCGCTGCGCTGGTAACCTGATCAAATCCTTCGGCTACATTAATTAAACTAGCAAAAGTTTCTGATCCAGTTTGACCAGTTTCGATCAATCCTTGAACTACATCTTTAAACTGTTCACGAGTTTTAACCCAGCCTAAACCAAGTCGATCAAGTTCTTTGGAAACAGATTTTTGTACTGGTGCCAACTTCTCAGCATCGGTTAAGAACTTGTCAATAAAACCATCAGTTTTTTCAATAAAGCTTTGCAAACCGCCAGCTGCATCTGCTAAGCTTTCAGTTACATCTAACCCTAAGGTTAGTGCAGCACCTGTACCCAGTATATTACCTAACTGCTGTTCAATTTTGCGATTGGTGTCTGCTACCCTAACAACGGTTTCCGCAGCACCCTCACCAAATTTACGATAGGTTTCAGCAATAGTATCAAAACCAAGCTCAAAAGCCTCGTCAATGATTCCACCAAAAAATGATTGCAGTTCATTGGCCAGCTCTTCGCCTTTTAAACCACGTAAGCTAGCTATACGACCAGTTAAATCTAAGCTAGCCAATCTACTATCAAGAGTTTGCAGATCAAGATTCAATATTTCTGCAGTAGCATACGCTGTGTCCAGTGCGCTACCAAAAGCATCTTCCACTGATTGAGCTAGTGCGGGATCTAGTTCAATTCCCATATCTGCTACGCTTACACGTTTTTTACCAAAAACACCACGTTTAGTAGTTGTTTTTACCCGTGCAAACCCCTCTATTACACCATCTGCTCCTTTAGCAACGTCTAAAAAACTGCCTTTTAGTTTAATGCCGCTATCAATAACTTCTGTGGTAACCTTTTTTCCTAAAAAAGATAGTCCCAAAGCACCAAAAAGAATTGCAGTTAATAATGGTGGAGGTCTACTATCTTTAGTACCTTCTTGAATACCTGGTACAGCACCCCGAACTAAACCTGATTGCTGGTATGCCTGTATTGCGACCGTTTCAATATTTTTACTTAAACGCTCAAAGCTTTTTAACAGCTTATCATTATAGTCCATGCCTTTGACACTGGTATCTTTAATGATTTCCAGTGAATTGGCTATGCTTTGTGACTTGGCGTCTACATCACCAAATACGCCAGTACGCTGCTGAACCTTTTCGCCAGCAGCATTATAGCCCATAGCAGTGCCCTGAACTTCTTGCTGCTGCTGTGCGCCGATTACAGGCACTGACTTACCTCTGCCCAATGCACCAAATATTGCTGCAATTATAGCTGCTGCAACTGGGGGTCCAAAGATACCTAATTGGCTGGTTATTTTTCCAAGTATTTCTGTAGCCATAACAGGTACACGACTCAGGAAACCTGCTGTTGCAATACCGGTTTCTTTGGCTTCTCCAGCTACATCCGCAGCAAGTCCTAGTTTAATACCAGTTACTTTGGTAAATAACTCCTTTGCTTCCATGGCTAGTCTGGTTAAATGCATTGCTTTTTCAATTGCACTTAAAACTTTATAAGCACCAGTTTTTTCTTTGAAAAGCATTTTTACACTACCAACTACTTTGGCATTTGCACTTAGTTCGTCTTTTGCTTGTTTTGATTTAGATTTTGCAAGCTCATCTTCTGCCTTGATTCTATTATTAATTGCTACAGCGGCGTCATCTGCTTCAAAAGCATTGCGTTCTGCTTCACGAGCTTTTGCTAAATTTTCTTCATTGGCTAATATATTTTTAGCGTTCTTTTCAGATTGTACCGCAAAATCGGCTAGTACAGTTACTAAACTACTAAAGGCATTGCCTATACGCTCTCCTGCAGTACCAATACCTTCAAACGCTGTTTTTATAGTATTGCTAAATTCTGCCGCTTGTTTTAGCAATTCGTTATAGCGTTCTTGCTCTTGAGATAGCTGACGAGTTTGCTCAATGCCTGCAAGCTGTAAACTGTTTTTAGAGATGGTTAAATCTCTTTGCAACTGAAGCTGTTCAGTTTCTATAGCAAGTCTGCGCTCTGCTTCTTGAGTATTAATACCTAATAAAGCTAAATCTGATAGAGCTTTTTTACGCAGATTTAATTCTTCTGATTTTTTATCGAGTTCGTATAATGCTTGCTGTTCTTGGGCTTGAAGTTTTAAAGTATCAATTCTGGCCTTTTCATCAACAAGTATCATTTTATTGAAGCCGTCTATACTACTCAATCTATTTAACTCAAGGTCTGCAGCATCTAATTTTACTTGATTTTGTTCTGAAATAAGTCTAGTTCTTTCAATATCAGTTCTAGAATTAAAATCAAATAACTCTTTTTCTGCTCGCTGACGATCTTGTAGATTTTTTATTTCTTGCTGTGTTATTTTAGACTCGTTTTCAAGTCCCTTTTTATTCAAAAGGTCTCTACGTCTTGATAATTCAGTCTCTGCTTGAAATATAGCTTTAGTTCTATTATCAGCAGCTTTCTTTTCATCATCTGTAGCGGGCTTTCCGGCCTTGGCTTGTTCTTCTTTAAGCCGTGCAATTGCAAATTCTTGAACTTGAATATCTCTCATTATCTGAGATACTTCTTTAGCCTGCTGTATGGTTATAGCGTCTATTTGCAGTTGTTCTCGTTTTGAACGTTCTTGTTGAGTTAAAAATCCACCAATTGATTCGCGTGTTTGTAATTCTTCTATTGCACTTTGAGTACTGCGTACTTGTTCATCATACGTACTTTGTATTATTTTTTCTCTCTCACGAAGATTTGCTATTGCTTTAGTATCGTCTATACTTAATGCTTTCTTAGCTATTTCATTAAGCTGACCATACAGTGCTGCTTGTCTAAGAGTAAATTCCTGAGCTTGATCAAATATCTTTAACTGCTCTGCTGCAGCTGCTACAGTTTCTTCGGCAATATTTTCACTATCTAAACTAGCACGAACTTTTTTTCTACCTTCTACTACCATTCGTTCGCTAGCTCTTGGACTACCAGTTACGCTTTGCAATTTAGTTATTGCCTCAACTGCTGCACGTGCTGGCACTACTATTTTATCAATTTCTTTTTGGGATAGTACAAAACTTGATTGAGCTTCGCCTATTCTTCTTTCTAAAGTATTTTTCTCTACAGCTAAAGTATTTTGACGAGTTTCACTTATTTGATCTAATTGGGCCTTTATAAGTGCAGCTTGAGAAGCCAATTGTTGTTTATCGTTTTCTGCACGAAGTGCTGCAGCACCGGGTAAATCGCCTAAAGCACTTATTAGATTATCGGTTACAATTGTAGCACCCTTACTAAGTGCTGCTTCAATTTTTGCTGAAGTTACCTTACTACCACGATCAAAAGCATCCAGCGCAGTTATAGCAAAGGCTCTGCTAGCGGTTACTCCGTTAGCCTTACTTTTATCTAAAACTTCTTGTGCATCTGCTAAATTTTTTCTTGCATCAGCTGCTTGTTTTTGTAAAGCTAAAAACTCTTTACCGTATCTAGTTTCATCATTTAAAAAGTCTTCGCCTTCTAGCTTTACAGGTATTAATGCTTCCCCTCGCTCAGCTAGTCTTTTTGCTTTGTCTATTTTTTCTAATAGTTTAGTATATTCTTTCTGAGCATCCTGAACTATAAAAGTATTCCTGGCTTGTTCTTCGTTAAGCTCTTCAAGACGAGTTTTTGCCTTTTGAAGATTGTCAAAAGTATTGCGACCAAATAATTCAGCGCTAACAGGATTATTAATTAATTCTAATAAATCTGTTAATGCACGCTCTGGATCTGCCAAAGATTGAATTAATTTAATGCCTGCAGTTTTTTGTTTTTCTGCTAACACATCAAAAGCATCTGTGCTTTTTAAGCCATCAAAAAAAGTTTTATAAGCCTTGTTTAGTTCTTCTGTAGCAGTTTTTAATTCTTTGGATCTAGAAGCACTAGCATTAATTTCTGTACTTAGTTGCTTAAATGCACTATTAACTTGATTCAGCTTTCCAGTATTACCAGCAATTTTTGAGATTGCCTCAATAACTTGTTTTTCAGAACTTGCACTAATGTCAATCTCCAAAATATCGGAAATTGCTTTTTTAGCAGCTTGAGCTTCTGCAGAGCTTCCTGCATTTTTAAGACCTGCAAATAAGTTTTTGCCTAAAGCTTCAGAAAACTTTTCTGCTTTAGTACTAAAACCAAATAAGCTTTTTAATTTGTCTAATGATTTGTCTACGGCTCCTGCAGCACGTTGTTGTTCTTCAAAAGTTTTGATTAGTTCCGACATAGAAGTAGACAGCTCACCTACAGCAGTAGCTTTTGCACCAATACTTGCGGTATTGAGTTGTTCTGCAAAAGGTAAACTATTTACATATTCAACAGTTCGACCAAAAGCTTCTAGCCTACTAGACCCTTTGTCCAGCGCTTCCCCAAAAGCTTTTTGTTCTTTTTGATTTTTACTAATAAAACTGTATAGTAGTTGTAGTGCTTCGTATACAGCTACAATTATGCCTATATAAACAAACAATTTTGATATTGCACTGAATAATGTAGAAACTGCTCCGGTCAACGCAGCAATTGCTCCACGAGCAAATAAAGTAGCTTTAGCAAATCCAGTTATATTTTCTTTTTCTATTTCTTCACGTAAAATAGAAAAACTTGTACGTAACCCTACAATACTGGCATTATATGCAGTAGTTTGTACAATACGATCCCGTATAGCAGATTTTTCAGCAGATTCAGCAAGTCGAGTATTTACACCTAACACAGAAAAAAGCGAACCGCTTAACTTTTTAGTTTCTGCATCCAATTTAGCAGTTTGTTCTTGCTGTGCTTTTGTTGCGACTCCCCAGCTTTGCGTGTTATTAGCAAGTTCAGCAATTGCTTTGGCCTCATCTGCAGAACCTTTACGGCGCATCTTACTAATCCTATCGGCCTCCTCTTGTGCAACTTTAATTGCATCTGCGGCGCGTTTGGATGTGGGATCTAGACTCGGATCTTGTAATGTAGCTAAAGCTGCCTTGGCTTGGTCTGACTTAACAAAACTAAAACTGCGTTTATCACGCAGTGCTTGCATTTTTTCTTCGGCTTTATTTACAGCGTCAATTTCACGTTCAATTTGAATATTTAAATTTTTAGAAGCAATATCAGCAGCTTTTTTTCGTATTTCTTGAGCTTCTGCAACTCGCTGTTTTAATACTTCTGTGGATTTTGCAGCTGCGGCTTCTAAGCCTGTTTTAAACTCAGATAGCGCAGGTATTACTTGTTGAACTAATTTTAGTCCAAATAATGATATAATACTTACTAATGCGGTAGGACTACTGCTTAAAAAATTAGCTACAGGACTTAATACTTTGTTTACTAATTCTAGACCACTTTGAGCCAAGTTCTCAAACGCTGCTGCTAATTTATTATAGGGATTGGCATCTACTTTAATAGCAGCAAACTTTTTTTCGCCTTCTTCCAATACAGCATTTGCAAATGCTTGACGACGCTCAAAATCCGTTAATTGACTAGCGGTTTTACCAACGCTCAAAGCATACTTTTGTACGGCAGGATCAATTTTAGTAAAAATACCTAACTCATCCAGCAATTCAGGTTCTAGCTTAGTAATACCACGACTTAACCTGTTAACAGCATCTGTCATGTCAACACCAAGTGCTTGGGATGCTTTAGCAGCCACTTGACCTAACCGTAATACATTTTCACTACCCAAACCTGCGGCCGTAACTTTTACTGTGGCCGACATGGCTTCGCGTAGACTAATGGCGTTACCAGTAGAATTTGCAAGCTCTTTGCTTAAAGCACCCAATGCAACTCCGCTGGCAGCACCAATTTGATTTAAACCACGAACCATATTGCTGGTATCCATGGCACGACTTAATGCTTGAAATGCTGCACCAGCTGCATACACATTAGCAGCATAAATAGCATACAACCTGACCAAACCACTTAAGCCTTGTGCTTGATTGGCAAAATCACGTGCACTAGCACCGGTGGCTCCGGCAGTGCCGCGCAAAGCTCCGTACTGCTGTATGGCTTGTGAGCCAGTTGGTTGCGCGGATGCCATTGCTCCGGTTGGTTGTGCGGCGGCCTTGGCTACGCCGCCAACTTTAATTTTTCCAGCTGCATCTGCAACTTGTTTTAGCTGATCGTGATATTTCTTGGCATCAGCAGTTGCCTCTTTTGTGTTGGCATCAATCTGCACGCCAATTTTAAT